ATTGTTTCAAAACTTCATTATAATCAATCCCGCGCTCAGCCGCTAAAATACTTGGCGCAGTCAAACCCAATTGTATTTCAATAGTTCTGGCCTTTATATCTTTTTCCGGGTCCACCCATGGCCAAGTCCTGCCTGTCCAATAATCCGCTTCAATATATGGCGTAATGTCAAATTTAAATGCGCCAGTTAAATCGGCTGTTTTAATCCATTCACGATATAATCGCCGCATTATTTGTCGCGCAAAAGCATCCTGACAAACTTTCCAATTTTCCCGCTCTAAAATTGACATTTCACGCATCGAAGAATAATTTGCATCAGATCCATCATTAGCCAAGGCGCTATATGATACATTTAACCCACCCGCAATTTCTCTTTTGATTTCTTTTATAAAATCGCCGTATTGATTCGTTGGGTGCTGTGGCGTAAATTGCTGAAACTCCCAGCCCGTGGGCATCCGCTCGAAAACACCTGGCGCAGCATCTGTTAAAGCCGAACCGTCTGCATCTGTGCCATCAGAAGCCCAAGTTTCACCGGGTGGAATTTTATAAAATCCCATTTGACAACTTGCCACGCGGGCGGCTACTAGTTCGGCTTCTTGATAGCCGTGTAACATTTTTAATGTTGCCATCACTCCAGCCAACCATGTAACACCTCTAACCTGTCCAGGTCTTTCAACTTTGAAGGCGTGCAAAATATCTTCGGCATTATAAATAATCACGTTAGTACGATGAGCAAAATTAGCTAATAATTCTTTTAATATTTCATATTTTATGGGGCAATTATGTTGATTTAAATAAACACCCATTATTAAATTTTTGTGTTTGTCGTTTGCTTTTTCATTCAAATAATCAGCTTCCAATAGCTGGAAACCCAAACCATCTTTAAACTCGGGTCCCCGCCTAAATATTCCGAGCACCTCACCATCTCTCGCCCAAGTTCTGATCATCACTCTTTGCAATTCGGCCGCAGCAAATCGTCCACTTAATTCACAACTATCTAGCCACTCATAAAATTTTTCACGGATAAAAGAAATTTCATTTTGATTTTCGCCTTTTAATCGTAAAGAAAACCCGGCCTGTCCCACAACATTTGATTCCACAAGTGCAAGATAGCGCCTGACTATATCATCATTTTGTTCTAAATCACGCGCACGATTACGCAATATAACAAGTGCTTGTTTTAAATCTTCATTAATACTTTGCGTGGCCGTACGCCAATCATTGAATAGCCGGGATGTTTTTGCGGCTTCATAAGTACGCTTATGTATATTTATATTAATTTTATTTTTGATTTTTTTAGTAGCCATTATTTAAATCTCGTATAAATTTTTCTTGAAGTATTTTCGCCGCGTTTTTGCCGCTCTACATCGGCCTCGCGCCGCAAATCCCATTCAAGACGCCGCACCATATCTTCCAAGGCCGCAATTTGATCTGCACCCATTGTTTTAATATATGCTTCATTCGTCAAAAGATTAACATAAGCTTCATAGCGCTTTCTTGTAGCACTCCGTCCGTCAACAGTTTCAACTTGTGTTGTCGCTAAATCTGGAAGTATAATGATAGTACCTCGCTCAATTACATATCTAGCGGTTCCATTTGTTACGGCAATTTGATATTCGTGATAGCCCGGAAGCAATGTAACTGTTTGACTTTTAGTCAATGTAAAATCATATGAACGCCCATCTGCATTCGTAGTAGCATTAACACTCAGATTGCCACTTCGTGCAATGATTACAAAAGTCGCCGTATAACCATCGCTAGCGGGATAGTCAGATGATTGAATTGTCCATTCAACCGTTGTATTTTGCACTATTTCTTTTGGTGTATATAAATTTGTAGACACTATAATCCTCTCTACTTTATAATACGTTTGTAAATGTATTTTTATTTCATATTTTTTTATTTTTTTTTATTTCCAAGAATTAATAAAACCCTTTTGCATCTTTTGCCTTTGTTTATAAGCCATAACCACTGGATTCGGCTTATGAATTAATGGTTTTGTTTGCAAGTGGTTGGCAGTTGGTTGGAGATTTTTCCCATTTGTGTTATGATTTTTATGATCAGCCCCTGGCGCCATTTTTATAACCTCATCAAAAGCAACTCCCGCATAATTGGCAACTGCAAAATTATAAGTTAATGCGTCAGCCAAATCGTTTCTTTTTCCAGGCATTAAACTCCAAACAGGCACTTCCCCCATTTTGTCGCCAATTAAAACATCAATTATTTTTTCAGCGCAAATGTGTTCGGCAAGCACTAAATGAATTGAAGGATTGTTGCCATATAAACAAATCGAACCACCTGGGGCGCCAAGGGGCAACAAAAAACCGCGTTGCATTTTTTGTCTATAAATATCGGTATTTATAACAAGCGATTGATTGCCGCCCACATTGCCCACGTGCCAGCCATCGCCCTTCCGTGAAGCTTGTAATGGTTTATAAGATTTGGTCGGTAGTCCACGAATCGGCAAAAGGATAGTGCCGCCAAACTTTGCTCGATTATTGCGCAAAACAGAAGAAATAACATTGCCTTTATAACCACAATCAACAGCCACATGTGTAATTTTCATTTGTTCATTTGACTGATTGATATAGGGGCGCTGTAAAATGTCTGATAGTGTCGTTTGAATGGCGCTATAAATCGCCTGCTCTTCTGTAATGCTCATTTTATTATTCCAAATTTCGGTTTTTTCCCCGGCTGGGTATTTGCCCCAATCCACAACATAACCAGCGCCTAAAAAAGTCCAAGCGACTACCACCCAATTAATTCCGTATAAATTTACATCGGCTGTTAAAATTAAAAATGTGCAATCGTTTGGCACGACACCACGCGGAAGATTTGACAGTTTTGAAAGAACCGTATCTTGATCAATCTCCCAAACGCTGTTCATATCAATTTTAGGATCACCTTGATATTCCGCGTAGAAGGTCACTTCGCCATAATCTATCAAAAGATTATAGGCGTGTTGTATACCCGAAATTTCATCGGCATTAAATCGTTCAGGCCAATAGACAATCGCTCCTTCATCCATTTCGTCTTTATGTGCCATATAAAATGCCGTTGCATCTTTCGCTTCATTGTCTCCATTCCTTTGGCAATTTTTGCGAATTTCGGCATATTGTCTCATCCACAAATCATCGTGATGTTTACTCCATTGCAAAACCATTGGACACCTTACGCCATTCCAAGCTGGATTAAATTGCCTATTTGTAAGCTGATCCATCACATCATTGCGTTTAATAATTGTGCCGTTGATGCTGCATGCAATTTTTTTGCGCGGACCCGCAAGACCAATAATATCGCCATTGATAGTTAAAATTCGTGTGCGAATTTGTCGCGGGCTGCTAGCTGATTCACGCGTTTGGGGATCATCGACTAGTATTAAATCAGGTCTAATACTTTCGCCTGTCGCTTTGTTATTATAAATCAATCCCCGCAGGTGTCCAGTGATTCCTCTCGCTAAAATGCGGGCTCCACAAGATGGAGCATTAGGGACGCGTGGCAGTGTAATGGCCGAATTCTTCCACTCCCAACCGATAGGTATCGCTGTTTGTTTATCAACTTGTAATGACATATTTAAGGCGCGTGCAGAAATGCCGTCAAGTTTTCTAACCGGGACGGCAACCTCAGGGAAATCTTCATAAAATAATGGATTGGTTTCCATTTCACCCTTCATGTCTTTTAAAATATTTTCAGCCAGTTCTTTTGTGCCGGCGATAATAACAATAAATCTACGATGGCCATAAAGTAATGCCCACCAAGCCGCGATTTCAATCCATGTGGTTTTTGCACTCCCTCGTGGATAAACCTTGGCTTCATTGCCGCCATTTAAAATTATATTTTGCAAAGAGGCCGCCATTTCTTCGTGAATTTTGGCGGGCGGTAAATACATCCTACCTTCAAAATATATGCGTCCGAATGACCACAATGAATTTTTACAACTGTCGCGCCGCTCGGGATTTTTAACGGGGGGAATACTAATAGTCCTCTCGTCTGCTTTTTTGCGCGCCATTAATTGACGCATATAATCTGTACGAATTCGCTTGATAGTTGTGGGTTGCTCTTTATTGGCTAATTTTGCAATACCTTGCGCT